CCGTGAACGCATCCCAGTTCACGACGCCCACATTGATGGCGACAAGCCTCTGCTCCTTGCCATCGCGCATCACACCGGCAAGACGAGAGAACCTGCTCGCGTTCTTGTTCTTCGGATCGATGCCGAGGGCTTCCAGATGGCGATAAACAACGTCGCGACGCTCGTTCCATTCCTCCTTGTTCGCCGCCTCAACACGCACCCAGCCATGCAAGCTTTTGCCGCCAGAATCGATGACGACCGAGAGCGGCAGCTTGGACTCCTTCAGAATCGTCCACTGCTCGTCCTTCGTCTTCTCGTCCATCTCAACGAGGACATGGCGGAATGCTGACACGCCGGAATCAGATCCTGTCTCGTCCAAGCACGGATTTACTCGTACATACGCGCCACGGCTGTCAGGACCGTTCCACATGGAACTTATGGGCGGCGTGAAATGCTTCTCAATCCATTCGTCGCGCTTGAGGAATGTACCCTTGGACGCTGGCCTACCTTTACCCTCCTCGTCGCAGATGATGTCATTGCAGATGCAGACAACTTCATCCGGCTCGAAGCAGGCTTTGAGAAAGTCGATGGTTGAAAATCTAAATTCCGGTTGTGGAATTGCTTGGATCTTCTGAACGATGAACTTGCCGGTCGTGGATACCGGCGTTCCGCTCTGTGCTGAGAGAAGCCATCCCTTCGGCTTGTCGTGCGTCACGGTCATCGCCTGATTGACCTTGTGGGCCAGTTCGTTCGGCTTCCACGGCGGAACGCACTTCGCGTTGTACTCGCTCAGCAGCATCTCCGCATCGGAGCGTGATAGCTCGAAGCCGTGAACGAGAGCGGTGGCTACTGCGAAGGTTGTGTTATGACCGCCCTGACCGCTAACGGCACCGGGGGTGTTTCGAAGCCATGCTCGCGCACGGTCGATATTTGAATTGCTCATTCGATTCCAAGTTGTTTTCTCGCGAGTTCCCCAGACCTGCCAAGGTCAGTCTTGGCGATTTCCTGAAGAACAGAATTTGATTTCTCTAATTTCTGAAAAAGGAGAGCAAGCTCTTTGGGAGTCATCAGGTACTTGCTCCATTGCTGGATGGGTATGGAGCGAGACTTGAACTTCGCAAAGAGCTGCTCTTGTGCGGCGATGTAATGGCTAGGGCTTCGCATCTATCGGCGCGAACTTGGCATTGAATTCAGCCTTAGTTCGAACGTAGACCTTTCGCTTTCCCTCACGCATGTAGGCCACGCCTTGCCACTTGGTTTCTCCGATTCGTATCTCTACGTCGTCGGAGAGGAGTTCAACCTGCACCGAGCTGTTTCCTAAGTTCTTGTATCTCATCTTCGGAAGCATCGTCGAGATGGCCTGAACCGCTCGAATGCCAGACTTCATCCACGTTTTGCTGGGGCTTCGGCCTGCTCATCCAACCGCGAAGAAGTGCATACTCGATCAACTGAGGGGCTTCCTTCAACAACTGTTGTCGCGTGATTTCAGATTTCATCAGGTTCGATTCGTTTGCCGCGTCGTCCGCCTGCTCGGCGCATTCCCATTTCGGTTCCGATTTCGTTGGCGAATCCACGGCGGATCAGCCATTCCTTGTACTTTCGGTCGATGTAGGCGAAGTCGATCCTTGGGGTCGATTCGTCTGCGTCTGCCACTCGGACTGTCGTTACTTTGTTCATGCTCATTTGTATATCTCGATTGTGTGTTTGTAGTGTCGCTCAGCTTGGGTGCAGTTCCAGCACAGGTCATGCCCTGCGTTGCATCCGCATCCGAGAGATTTGAAGAGAACCTTGGCCAACCATTGGTATTCCTCGATGGCATGGCGCAGGGTTTCGATGTCGGTTTCCTCTGCGAGAGGTTTGGTAGGCTCGCTCATTTGACGACGAAGAGAATGAAGTATGCGGCGGTGATGACCATACCAGCGCAGAATGTGGCGATGAGGAGCTGCTTGAGTTCATCCGGTGAGGGAGGGCGGTACATTTTATGGTTCATCGCGTTCCCCCAAGAGCGTGATGGAGAATTAGCAGCGCGTCACAATTCTTCAAATTTACATCGAGGTGCGGATACAACTCTTGAGCTTTAGCTTTCAACTTACGCTTCCATTCAGGGCCGGTGGCGCATGACTTACGTCCTCCGAGTCCAAGAGGCTCCTGCCATATCTTAGGCTCAACTCGATGTAATGCGTACCCTTGAGCGTAGGCCAGCCCTTGGACGATGCCGTAGTTCTCGTGGAGCGTGGCCATGCTCGCTGATGATGTCAGTTTGCTGACGAACTTAGGAACCTTTTCGACCCAAAGATGAGATTCACTCACCTTGAATCCACTCAACAGTTGAGCGATGTCAGGCAATGACTCAGGCATTGTGAAGAGTATAATGCCGTCCGCAGTGTGAACTGCGAAACCGCCTCCAACTCCAGGATCGACCGCAATTATTGTTTTCATGTGATTGTTAGTTTATTCTCGGTTTTTTGTTCTGGATATTTTCTGTGGTGAATTTCGTGGCATGGACGACACAGCCAACGGACATTGAACCATTGATCTTGATCGTAGCTGTCATGATGGGCTTCAGGCTTACATTCACATCCACATGATGAGCATGAAGATGGGCGAGTCATCTTTCCTGAAATGATCGCGTTGCTTACAGCCAGTCTAGCCTTTTCACGCTCAGGATACTTCTGCCTCGACCTCTTGACTCCGGCGTTTGTTTGCTCGCGATATCGTTCAAATTTAATCGGGTCAGACTTTACTTTGGCTCTCCAATCTCTGGAATAAATTCTGGTTTTAGATGCGTGAAGAGCGTTGTATTCTGCCTGTTTTAACCGGAGCTTCAACCTGTTTGCTTCTCGATATTGAGCGTGTTTCTTGAGAATCGATTCTCGATTGGCCAAGTGGTGTTCACTAAGGCAAACCTTGCACCATTCTTGCCTTCCATCTTTTCGCCTCTTGTTGAGTGAAAATGCGTCAACAGGCTTTTCAGTTTTGCACTTCGTGCATTTTTTCATAACGAGTTCTTAGAAGCAAAGAACTTGAACGTGTTCAGCGGCGATTCGAACGGCAGATTTAGTCTCCGCTCCATCCACCCATCGCTCCACCTTCACCCTGCCTCTAACTCGCACTAAAGATCCAGTTGATATCTCCAGCATCCGTTCCGCAACTCCACCCCAAGAAGAAAGCTCAAAATCATCGTAATCTTCAATTAAACGACCGTCTTGGTCTGTCCAGTGTCGGGCGATTGAAATCACGCGGCGAACCATGAGTGCGCCAGTTTTTGTTTCTGATTTTCTGGTTGTGGCTCTCAACTCCCCAATAAGGGAGACTAAGTTTTCGCTTGGTGAAGCGGAAGTCACTTCGTTCATCGTGTTCATTTTAAAAATACGCAACCTAGTTGGCGGTAGCATTCCATTCGCTTCTTCGCGTGGTATGCACCGATGGGGTGAAACCTGTCAGAAAAGTCCAGAATTGTCGCACAGTTTTTGGAATCTGTTTTCCGCAATGCACGACTCGCTCGCTGGATCGTCTTCTGCGATGACCTGCCACCGCTGACCATGATCAGCAGCTCCACGTTGGGCAGATCTAGTCCTTCGTCGGCCAATGATGTCGCAATCATGGTTCGTAGGTTTCCGACCTTGAACTCCTCCATCGCCGCCTTGCGCTGCTTCTTGCCGATCTTCGAATGGACGAGGAGCGAGCGTGGAATCGCGGCTTCGTATTCCTCGCCCAGCGTGATGCGCGGTATAAGGATGAGAGTCTGCATGTCGAGGTGTTCTATCGCGTAGTCGATGGCGTACTGATTGCGCGCATCATTCTGGCAGATGCCAATGTCCACCAAGGATTCCCAAGCGCACATGCGTTTTAATTCGTCATCACTTATCCGCATATACCGCCGTCTTGCTTGGAACAAGCGGTCGATGTTGTCGTCGATCTTCTGCTTCAGGTTCAGGTCGGTAGCGTCGGAGAGTTGAAGGTAAGCGTCGGCCAATGAATCGCCGATGTCGCTGCGCTTGATTTCGTAGGTGCGATTGCGGAAGAGCGTTCGCGTGATGGCGTTCCGGTCAGGGTCGTCGCCCCAAGGCGTGGCGTCGAAGCCGTAGCGCAGACCGTTGCAGGATTCGATGATGCCTCGCAGAACCTTTGCCGCGCTTCTCTTCGCCTCATCGACAATCAGAAGCTGTTTCTTGCTGAAGTCAACCGACTCATGTGGACAGCGAACGTCAACGATTCCGTCAGGAATTCCAGCGACACGGAGTGACACTCTTCCTTGCTGGCACGTTTCCACTGTGGGAGCCGTCCATCCAAACGACCAGTCGGGATGCAACTGGTGGTAATGCTTGATGATGCTCGCAGCAATCCATGTCTTGCCGCTGCCAGCCGGTGCGATGATCAGGCCGTCGCTAGTTTTGGCCCACTCTACTGCGTTCTTTTGGTAGTCTCTCAGATTCATAGTTTTAGGAAATTTGCCCCTCCGCCCACTGCTTCATAGCGAGCGAAGGGGATTGTGCCGCCCACACGGGAGGCTTCGCTGTCAAGCGTTAGCCGCCGATGAGGAGTGTGGTACTTGCGTCGTCCCACGCTTTTCATCCAGCAGCTTTCGCAACGCTTGGGCAGCGAGAAAGCCGATCTTGACTCCGTTCTGTTCGCAGTATCTGCGGAACTCTTCGTGGAGTGCTGAGTCGATGGTGATTACTGTGTTCTTCTTTTTGGGTTTCATGGTTTCTCGCTTAGCTCTTTGATGATCTTGGTCCTAGCTCGACCCTTCGCTTTGACGATGAGTTGCAGGATGATGATTGGGTTTACCGTTGAAACGTGCTGCCAGTATGGTCTGGCTGCGTCGAGTTCGCGTGCGCGGTCGATGTCCACCACAAGCACCTCGCTAGTCATCTTGTGCCGGTAGACGAACGCGACTGACAGGTCTGGAGGGGTGTTCATTGTTTGGTTTCCTTAGCCCTATCCCAAGCGAAGCAGTCATCAGGATCAGCGCAATACAGTCGCATTCTGTCCCCCGCCTCCCCCAACCGCTTGATCTTAGCGTCAGCATTGTTCAGCGCCCGCTCCAAGGCACGCGCATGGTTGATAAGAACTTTTGGTTCAGGATCCATGTCATGTATAATTAGAAGCGTATCTGTTCGCAGCGTATCACTCACAGCTTGGCCTCCTTGGCTTTGGTCCAGATTTTGAGACGAATAAATACGTCCTCTTCCGTAACCATATTGTCCCCCGCCTCCTCCAGCCGCTTGATGCGTTCGTTGGCGGCGTTCAGTTCGCGTTCGAGTTGTTCAGAAAACTCAGCATCAACGGCGGTGTCCAAATCATGAAAACCACGCTTCGCATCCGTCCTTGGTGTATCGCTCACGGCTTGGCCTCCTTCCGTTTGGACCTTTTGGCTTTGCGAAAAGAAACGTAGAACTGAACCCATTCAGGCGTATCTTTCAGCCTGAATCCATTCACGTTCCATCGCTCGCTGCGAGCGCCTTCGACGATTTCCATCAGCGCATCTCCCGTCTCCTCCAGCCGATTGATGCGGGCCTTTGCTTCGTTCAACTCGTACTCCATCCGAGTGCATTCTTCCGCCATTGCCATGTGATGGCAGACATCTTTTAGACGGGCTGCGTCAGTCCTAGGGTATTTGCTCACGGCTTGGCCTCCTTCTCACTCCACAGCAGCAGATCAGCGCGGAGAGCGTCGTTCTCTCGCTCTAGTTGGGTGATGCGCATATGCTGCTCCGCTAGTCGCTCCGCCGCTTCAGCGACTGCCGCGTTGGCTGCGCCGTCCTCGGATTGAATATCCTGAGACAATATCCGCATGGCTGCGATCAGTGTTTCAGTTGATGTTCTCACGGCTTTGCCTCCCCTCTGGCTTTGTTCCACAGATCAACGTCGTATCCAAAGCCCAGTTCGTAGGCCATCAAGTCACCTCCTGTTTCAAGCGCGGCAACATAGTCGTATAGCTTTGAGATGCGCTGTTGCAACCCACGCACCACAGCCACTCCCTGCTCGACATCATCGGTTCCTAGCAATGCGCGGAACTCCTCGCGGAGCTTGTAATTCCGATCGGCTTGCAGTCGCGCTGTGTCACGCTCTGCGATGAGCAAAGGTATTCGATTCTCCGCTGCATCCCGTTCTTCAGCAATGCGAGCAACGTCAGCGTTTGCAGACATGAGCAGTTCGATTTTGCTGTTGGCAGCGTTGAGTTCGCGTTCTAGTTGGCAAGCGAAGTCAGCATCGATAGTCACAACACCATCCAATGGTCCATGCGGCCTGTTTACTTCTGATTCCGTCCTCGGTGTATCGCTCATTTGCCCTCCCGCGCTTTGAGCATCGCGTCGGCTATCTCGTAAGCCATAATCGCGCTCTGGTTTATGTTGTTGTACCATCCCACTTCATTGATTGCCTTCGCCGCGAAGTAGTCGCGCATTGAAATACCATGGTAATTGATTTCTGGATCAATTCCGTCCCATTGCGTTGTATGTGGAAACGCCGGTCCTCCGTCGTTGATCTGGATGCTCATTTCGATTCCTCCACCACTCCACACGGGAGCCACGTTTTACCGCCGTCGGTGCTGTACTCTCGCTCATCCAGCCACAAGTCTCTGTCAGCTTGGACAGACACCCAGCCGAGGAGAACTCGGTCCTGCGGGTTGCGCTTGAATCTCATCCACGCCCCCAGCGGCACCTCATCCGCAGTCCACGGGCGAAACTTTGCAGTGGGTTTGATACGGTAGTCGTAGTTGAGCCAGTTCCAACTTGGGTTTTTATCGAGTACCCAATCATAAGTGCCAATCAGTTTGGATTCCACTTCCATTCCATTGATAGATGCATCCATAACGCGGATGGTTTCTTTGGTTTGTTCGATGTTCACTTTGATTCCTTTCTCGCTAGATATTCCGCCACCGCTTCGTCGGCCACAAACTGTAGCTTGTAGCCCTTCTTGGTTGCGTACTCTTTCAGTCGCTTGTGTGTGTCATCGCTGACCACGAAGATCTTGGGAGTGGGACGTTTGGGTTTGGGGGTGTTCATTTGGCCTCGCTCGTAATGGCTTCGTGAATGACCGCGAATTCCTTGGCGAAGATTTCGTCGCGGATCTGGATGGCGATGTCGCGATGCTCTTTCTGAGTCCCCTTGGCGCAACGCTGCTCGAAGTAATGAATCCATGATCGGATGTTGCCGGTCATGTACAGAGTCGTCTGTGTACAGAGCGGCAGGACCATTCGCGCTGTCTCGCGGCTCACACCTTCCTGAAGCAGCGTTCGATACGTCCTGAACGCCAGATCGACCGACTTGGCGACGCATTCAATGGCCCACTCCTGCGGGAATTTTTCGCCGCTTCCCTGGCGGTTAACACGGTCCTGAGTGCGAAGTTCGACCGGCTCCGCTGCATCGCTTGGCGCATAGCGTTGGCTAAACTCCTGAAAGCAAAAGCTGCGATGTCTGAGAATCTGAGCTGAGATGGCGCGGCTGGTCTGAATCTCGACGGTCATGCTGGCCTGCTCGAAGATGCTCCAATGGCCGTGCTTGATGCAGTAGGCCAACAACTTCGGTGCGGTGAGCAGGCTCATCTGGTTCGACGGATTTGAGACTCTCGCGGCGAACGTGATGAAGTCGGACGCGGTCATTGTTCCGTCGCCGACAAGGGGTTTGGTGATAGCTACAAGTCTGGTTCTCATGGATACGAATTTGAATTCTTAGGTTGATTGCGAGCGTTATCGCGGAATGCGCTCCCCTCCGTGTTTGGGATGCTTAGAACGGCTTCTCCTCGGTATCGCTGGCAACCGGGGCGACGGCCTTCATGCCTTTGAGGCGAAGAGTCTTCTTCCGCTCGCCGTTGTACTCGTATTCTTCGAATCGAGTCGTGATGACCAGCTCCAGACCAATCATCGACTTGAGGAAGTTCGCGTAGCTACCCTTCACACCAAGGAAGTCCACCTGCGTACCGTCCGGCACGTTGTGGTTGGTGGCGGCGACAAGCTGGTTCACGCGGAACCAAGTGTTTTCCTGATTGAGGAAACGGTCGGTGATGCTGGCACCGTCGCCAGTCGTGAACGTCACCTTGCAGACCTCGCGGCCCTTTGGATCGAGGTTCTCCTCAACTTTGGTGACGGATACGGTGTACTCGCCTTCGGCATCGATGTATCGGCCTCCAGCATCCTTACGGTTTACTTGGAACATAATTGTTAGGTTTCGATTTTGGTTTTAGCTCTCTGACTTATTCAAGACCCACTTTGGGCAAGAAAGGGTTTGTACGGCAGTTGGATAGGCT